TCAGAGCAGGGATTGCTGGGCGTCCTGGTGGGCCTTGCTGGCGCCTGCTGCGCTGAGGATGCGGCCGACGTGGCCCTCGGTCAGGCCGTACTTGAGGGCGATCTGGCGTACTGAGAGCTGGTGGTAATCGGCCACGATCTGGGCGTTGCGCACGGCCAGCAATGCGGCCTTGGCGTTGGGCAGCTGGAAATGTGGCTGGCCGCCGTACTCCTGGGCCAGGGCCTGCAGGTTTGGCAAGCCGATGATTTGGGCGATTGGGTGATCCTCGCCGCAGCGCTCGGCGCTGGGCACGTAAATGCGCACGCCGCCCAGGCGCTGCACCAGGGCCATGGTCGGCTGCACGCCGATGCGCGCGACGAAGTCCTGCAGCAGCGGTGGCAGCAGATCGACGGGCACGCTGGTTGCTTGGGCGGCGGCAGGCATGGTTTAAACGCCCCCTTTGTTTTTGCTGGCGAGCTTGGCCTCGGCGCGCTTGAGCCAGGCTTTGAGCCCCTCGATGGCGTTGCTGGCCAGGGCGTTGGGCAGGAATTTGGGGTGCGAGACCTGCACGCCCGTAGTGTGGGCCAGCCAGGCCAGCAGCGCCTGATCGCTGGGGTCGCGCAGCGCGCCGATCCTGGCCAGCTTGCCCCACAGCCAGCGGATTTTGGCGGCCTGGTCGAATGGCCGGTCGGGTTTGGGTTTGTGCTGCCAGCCGCAGGCCGCCATGTGGCGCAGCATGGCGGCGCGCTCGGCGCGGGTCAGGTCTTTGGCGCTGTCTTTGCCGGTCTGCTGGCGCAGGTGGTAGCGGTAGTCGTCGTCAGACCAATGCAGCGCCGCCTTGCCTTGATGAATCCAGCCGAGTTCTCGGCGTCGGTCAGCCGCCAACCGCTCGGCGTTGGAGTGGACGATCTTCATGTCGCGCCTCCTTTGCTGAGGATTTCCCAACGGGTGGCGTGCTCTGGCAGATCCAGATCGAATATGCGCTGCACGCCAGCAAAATCCTTGTGCAGCAGCTTTTTGCCCAGCCTGGCCGCTGCCATGCAGGCGCTGATGGTCGAACGCGCGCGCTGACCGCCCACGCTGTTGGTGACATAGCTGCGGCCTTTGCATTGAACAATGGTGGTCACGCCCATATCACCCCCTCCCGATCAGCACCTGCTCGCGCTGGCCTACGCCTTGGTGGAGCTGCGCGCCCTGGCCCTGGCGGTATCCCTCATCCCCGTGGCCGCTGACGTTCTTGCCCTTGCGGGAGTCGCGCGCTTTGATCGTGGTCATGTTGGGGTGACGCTCTGCCATGTACTCCTGCAACAGCTGCTCATTGCACTGCGGCTGGGCGTGGCGCTTGACCACAGAGACGGCGGCATTGACCCAACCGATGGCGAACTCATCGCCACGGGCGGTTTTGGTGGCCGGTTTGCAGCGTTTGGGCTGCAATTTGATGTGCGCGGCGCGCGCCCGGTAGCACTGGCGGCTAAGCACTTCGAACGCATAACCGGCCAAAGCGGGCGCGGTATCCAGCCCGACGAACACGTATTGCCATGTGGTTTTGATCTCAAACGCTGCTGTCCATTTTCGGCTGCGGTTGATGTAGCGCTCACAGCCAAATGCCTCGGCGATGCAGTTGGCCAGAAACCCCTCCCACAGGGCATGGCTGCCGCTCTTGGCGTTGACGGCCTCCTCATGCACATCGGCCATTTCCAGGGCGCGCTCGGAGAGGTTAAACATCTCCATCAGCTTTTGTGCCTGGCGCAGCGCAGCGGCGGCCTCGTGCGGCTCGGCGCTGCGGCCCAATGCCATGCACTTTTTGATTTTGATCAGTGCTTCGTCGCGGGTCATTTCCTGCCCTCCAGCTTCAGCGCCTCGAGCCCGATGGTTTGCTGCACATGGCGGCGTCTTGTATCAGCGGCATCAGCGGCATCAGCGGCATCGTGGGGCATCACGATGTCCTCAGGGCTGACCATACTTATCTCCAGGTGAAACTTTTTCGCCAAGCGCCACCTGATTGTCAGGCTGGGGCGATTTAGCTCTACACCTATGCCTCCCATCAGTATTTCCATGGCTTTGATGGCCTTTGACGCCGGCAGGAGGATCGATTGACAGCCAATTTCTAGGATGGCCATGCTTTCTTGGCTGGGGTTCTTGCGTGTTGCCATGTCACACCTCCGCACTGGCCTCGAACGGCTCGACGATGAAATCCTCCACGCCGGTGATGATCTTGATCCCGGCGATGCCGCGCACGCTGTCGCGCTCGTTGAGGATGGCGTCTTTGTTGATCTCCTCCTTGGTGCGCACGAAGCGCTCCAGGCCCATGCGCAGCAGCGTGTCGATGACGGACTCTTGCCCGGTGACGCGCACGCTGGGCGGGCGTTGACGCCAGCTCACGGTGCCGGTCACGAAATTGACGGATTTGCCCAGCTTGTCGTTCTCGCCGCACAGCTCCACGCGGTGGGCCTCGCACCAGGACTGGATGCCCTCGTGCAGCGTGTCGATGCGTTGCTGCAGGCCCTCCAGCTCGGGCTGGTATCGCTGGGTGATGGCGGCAATCTGGTCGTTCATTTCGGTGACGAGCCGCGCCTGCTCACGGGTCAGGTCGCCCACGTTGCGGATGTACTCGGCGCAGTCGTTGCGTGATTGCGGCACGGCCACCTGGGCCGGTTTTTTCATTCGGGTTGCCATGGTCATTGCTCCTTCTCTTGGCTGTCGGCGTTGCCGCCGTCGGTTTCGGGGTGTTCTTGCTGCTGCAGGGTTTTCAGTAGGCGTTCGCGCCGGGCCTTGGTGCGGGCGATTTGCTCGCGGGCCTCGCGCACAAAGCGGCTGGTGATGGGCTGAGGCTCCTCGGTGATCGGGTGTGCTGCTGGGGCGGGCGCGGCGCGCTGCGGGTTGGCCATGGCATCGGGCAGCACATCGGCCAGGCTGCGCGCGCCCTGGTCGGGGCCGCTGCGGCCGCTGCTGCGGCGGGCCTGCTCGATGGCGCTCTCACGCGCGGCCTCGTGGCCGTTGGCGATGTTGGCGAGCACCCCCCAGAGGTAATGGCTGTTTTTCAGCGGCAAGCGCAGCTTGCCGTCCTCCGCGTCCCTGAACACCACGTCCAGGGCGGCGCGCCAGTCGTCTACGCGCACCTGCCACTCGCGGCCCCGGTAGTGGATGCGGTGGCTTTTGAGCGCCTCGACGATCTCGCCCAGCACCTGGCGGGTGCGGCTCCAGCTCAGGCGGTTCTTGGGCGGGGCGTGCAGGCGCAGATAGCGGATCAGCTGTGCGCCCAGCGTGGGCTGTTGCTGCAGCACCAGGTACTCGACCAGTCGGCGCGCATCACTGTCCTCCACGGCCTGGTGCAGCACGTTGTCCAGGCTGTTCTTGGCGCGGCAGCTTGGGCAGACGTAGATCAGCATGGCCCCTCCCCCGGCTCCAGCGTGTAGCCCGGCAGCGGCGTACAGCGCTGGGTGACGCCGTACACCGGCAGGCCGGCCTGCTCGATGCTGATGCGGCGCTCGATGCTGCCGATGTGCAGCAGCCGCCGCAGCCCGGCCTCAAACTGGCGCAGATCCTCAAACAGCGGATACCAGTGCGTTTGCAGCTCCTGGGCCGACCACCAGCCGCCGGCATCGCGCAGGTGCTGCCAGACGTAGGCCAGCTCCACCGTCAGGCCCTCGCGGTTGAGCTGGCCACGGATGCGCTTGCCAGCTGTCATGGGTTGGCTCATGTCATCCTCCTCACGATGGATTGCCACAGGGCGCGGCAGGCGCGCCGCAGACGCGCCCGCCAGGTGGGGCGCTCGTAGGCCACCAGCACGCCGGGGGCCAGCATCAGGGTGGGTTTTCGCTTGCTCATGCGATCCTCCTGGGGGTGATGTGCAGCACGCAGGCGGCGCTGTCGTCGAGCATGTCCAACAGCCGCGCCACGGCCTGGGCCTGGTCTTTGCCCAGCAGCTTGTAGGCCGAGGTGCTGACCCGGCCGCCACGCTCCACGCGCTGCACGACGATGTCCCAGGCGCGCAGCGGCGGCGGGCGCAGGCAGGCGGCGTTGGCCGCTGGTTGGTTAATCGTTGGGGTTGGGGCTTGGGCTTGCATGGGAGGTCTCCTGGTGGATGGGTGGGGTGCTTTGGCCTGTGTGGGGCGCTGGGGCATTGGCCTGGCTCAGCGCTTGGGCCATTTGTCGGTGCGGGCATTGCCGGCAGGCTTGCCAGTGCTGCATTTCGCGCGGGCTGCTGGTGGGGGCTGGGCGCAGGGCCCAGCGGCGGCATTGGGCGGCGGTGATGACGACCTCGCCCTCGGCGCTCTCGCTGCTCAGGTGAGGGCAGGCAAAGCGATCGAACACGTGCACCACCTTGGCGGCGATGCGCGCCGTGCTGGCGCGGCCGTTGCCGTAGCGGCCCGTGCCGTTGACCACCTGGCTGATGGCCCCCTTGCTCAGGCCCAGGGCGCGCGCCACGCTGCCCATGCGCCGGCCAGCACAGGCCTGCAGTAGCACGGCAAACCAGGGCTCTGCCATGTAGGGCAGCTGGTTGCGGGGTGTTGGCGTCATGGCTGGCCCTCCGGCCCGGCCGGCTTGACGAATTGCTTGGGCACCGGCGGCAGACTGGCGAATGCCGTGGGATGCACCTGGCCGGCCCGCGCAGGCGGCGGCCAGGCGCCCAGGTCGCGCAGCAGCACGTAGCGCAGGTGCGCGCCTTCGCGTTTGGCAGCCACGGTCACCACGTCGGGGGCATGCTTGGCCCAGGCGCGCAGCAGCGCGCCAATGGCTTTTTTTTGCCGCGCGTACGCTGCGCCATCGCCCGCATCAACCAGCGTGCTGGCGGCCTCATCGGTGGTGAGGCGGCGGCGGATGCGCAGCAGGCCCCACAGGCGGGTGGCCAGGGCGTGAGGGTCAGGTGCGCCGTGGTGCAGCGCGGCGTGTGCGGCCAGGCCGGCCTCGCGCCCGGCTGGCGTCAGCTGCCAGCGCTGATTGAAAATCTTGCCGTTGGAGCGCCTGGCCGATTGCGGCAGCGCGTAGCCGCGCCGTTGCATGGCGCGCAGCGCCTGATGGGCCAGGCCCGCGCCAAACTCCACCGCATCGGCCTGGGCCCATTGCACCAGCTGCGCCTCATTAAACAGGCCGCTGGATGGCGCGCGATGGGCCAGCGCGGCCAGGGCCACGCCGGTGTACCAGTTGGGGTGCAGGGTGGTGTTGCTCATGCCGCCCTCCGCCGCGCAGCCAGGTGGCCGCTGAAATCCGTGCACAGCGACTGGCCTTTGACGTGCGCCACATCCACCTCGGCCCAGCTATTGGCCTGCGCCCAGCCCTCGATGTTGGTGATGGCGTTGAGCACCAGGCGCATGCGGCCCTTGCTGTCGCGGTGGATTTGCTCGGCCAGCGCGGGGCTGATCGCCACCTCAGCCTTGGCCTTGACGGTGGCTTGCACATCGGCCAGCGTCAGCGGCTGCAACTGCACGATGCGGGCCACGCGGGATGCGATGTGCTCGTAGCGCTGCACCACAGCGGGCAGGTTTTCCATGCCCACCAGGAACACCATGGTGCCGGTCATGTCCGTGATATCGCGGATGGCTTCGAGCTTGGCGGCGCTGCGCATGTCCACCAGGTGGTCGGCCTCGTCGATGATGAGCGCCTGCATGCTCACGGCCAGGTGGCCGATGATGCGGTTTTGCACGTCCACGGCCGTGCCGCGCACGGACAGGCCCATCTTGGTGGCCAACTCATCAAGCATCGTGCGCTTACTCCAGGTCTCCTTGGCGCGCACGAACACATGGCCGTTGTCCGTGGCCCAGCGCTCGGTCAGCTCGGACTTTCCGATGCCATACACACCCTGGATCAGCACCAGCCCGGCCTCGCGCGCCCCCCGGCGCTGCACCTGGGCCTCGGCCTCTTTGAGCAGCCGAAAATTCGCCGTCTGCACAAACCCTTTTTTCATCTCTAAAATCCCTTCCGTTTGCTTTGCTTTTGAACTGAAAAAACTTTGCGAACACCTCGCTCAGGCAGCAGCTCCACCTGCTGCCTGAGCACCCTTAAAACCATTGCCGACGCCCTCCCAGCCCAGGCCCCGGCTGGTGTAGTAGTCGGCCAGGGCGGCGTAGTCCTCGCCGCTGGTGTAGTCATCCAGCCAGCGGCCATCCGTGTCTGTCCATTGCTCGCGGTGGGCCATCAGCCACTCGTAGCGCTCGCTGGGTGAGGCAAAAAACGGGCGTGCATCGGCCTGCTTCGCCTGGGCCTGCGGCGCAGGCGTGGCCTGCACGTCGATCACCACCCCGGCCCGCCGTGCGGGCGCCTGCATCAGCGGCATGCCAGCGGCCAAGTTGGGCGCGGGCAGGCTGGCTGTGGGCTGCTGGGCCAGCGTGGGGTTGAGCTCACGCAGCGCGGCGTCGATTTGCTGCTCGCGGCGCTTGACGGTGGCGCGCACGCGCTTTTCGCGCGCCATCTCGATGACCGGCTTGGCCATGTAGTCGATGCGGTTGCCGCCGAAACGGGCCTGGCAAACGAACTCACCCGAGAGCGTGTAGACCTCCACCACGCTGGGGTCGTGGATGTCGTAACGCACGCTCACCTGCTGGCGATCCACGTCGCGGCGCATCAGCTCCGGCGCGAAATACACCTGGTTGAAAAACTTGACCTCGCCCCGCTGCGCCGTGCGCAACACGCTGGGGCGGAACATGGCGCGCAGCTCCAACTCACTGAGCATGTGCAGATCGCCCGGCTGCACCATGGCCTCCCAGGCCTCATCGGGCGTCATGTGCTTGCCATCGGCGCGCTTGGGCAGGCTGCGATGGCGGTGATTGGCGTTGTAGTCGGCCACCATGGCCTCGATGCCGGCGACGAACTGCGCCCAGCTGGGCAGCAGCCTGGTGTCCAGCCGCAGCACATTGCCGCCCTCGCGCGCTGCCGCAATGGCGCGCTGCTCCTTGGCAATGCGCGAGGCCGCCCTGCGGTACTCGCCCGGATCCGCATCCGCGCCCTGGTAGCTGCCCCATTGGCGCGCGCTGTTGATGGCGTGCGTGCGCCAGGAGCGCTCAATCAGGCCGTGCCCTTGCGGGTGGCCGGGGATGCCGGTGCGGTGCTCGATGCCCAGGCGGGCGCAAAAACCGTCCACGGGGCAATCCATTTGCTTGGCCGTCTCGCCCGCTCCGTTGTCCGAATACAGGACGGCAGGCACGCCGCTCAGGCCGATGGCGTGGCGCAGCGCATCGCCTACGGCAATGACGTTTTCCGAGAGGTTGACCGACCAGCCCTGGATGCGGCGAGTGGCCGCATCGATGGCAATCGTCAGCTCCGGCGCAAACGGCTGGCCATGATCGGGGTGGCGCACCTTGGCCTTGTAGGTGTGGCCGTCCATCAGCCACACGTCATTGGGCTTGAGCACGCTGGTATCGCGCCGTTTAAACGGCAGCAAGGCCGCCCTCGCCGCGCCGCTGTGGCGGGCCTTGATGGCCTGCACGTTGTCCGTCTTGGCAATGGCGCGGCGGCAGCGGCCATACAGGGCCCGGCCATCGTCGGCGGGTAGGCCGAGCTTGCGCTTGATGGCGCGCACCGCATTGCTGAGATTGCGCCACTGCGGGTCGCGGCTGAAATACAGGGCCAGCACCATGGCCACGTCCTCGCCCACCGCCGCCAGCGGCTGGGCCTGTGCGGGCGCGGGCAACAGCGCCTGCCAGCCGCCTTCGCGGCGCAGCTTGGCCCAGCCCTCCAGCGTGCGCGCCGAGAGCGTGCTGCGGCGCTGGTTGGCCGCGCTGACGATGCCGTGCAGCGCATCGCCCGGCTGGGCCAGCGTGGCCTGCGCGGCCACCTGGGCATAGGCCTTCTTGGCGCCGCACAGGCAGGCGGCGCTGTCGACCATGCGCAGCAGCTGCATGCGCGCATCGGCGCAGCGCTGCTCGCCCTCGCTGGGCGGCTGGCGCAACAGGCCAGGCGTGGCCGATGCCGTGGCGGGCAGGGCCTCATCGCCCTGCGGCTCGGGCAGCGCCAGCGGCGCGGCCGGGGTGATGGCCTGCGCGGCGCGCTGGCCGGCCTGGCCAATGCGCTGCGCAGCCAGCGCGGCCTGGGTCTGGGCCGGCAGGGCCGCGCTGTCGTACTCCAGCCCGCCGCCGCCCGTGCGGCCCTGGCGCTGGCGGCTGGGCACAGCCAGCTGCTGCAGCCGATCGCGCGTGCGGCGCTCCGAGGCGGGCATGCCTGGCAGGCCGGCCAGCTCGCGGGCAGTCATCCAGATGCTTTGCATAGTTGAAGAGGGGTTAAGAAGGGCGCCCGCCAGACAGGCGCTTGATGGGCGGCATCCCAAGGCGCGCGGGCTCTCTGGGGCGCTGACGCTCTGGGGCGTACGGGCCACTCTGGGGCGCGGGCGCTCGGCGCGATGCCACTGTTGGCGCGCCGCTGGCGGGCATAACGGGGGCTTAAATCAGGCTGAGCTGCTCGCACTGCCGATGCGTCAGCGCTGCAAACGGGCGTGGCCTTGCGGGGTAGAACGGGGGCGGCTGATCGGGCAAACCCTGCTGGGCCAACTGGGCCAGCGCATGCGGCCAGTGCCCATGGCCGTAGCCATCGCGGCCATGCAGCACTTTGGAGAGGGTGTAGCGGCTCACGCCCAGGTTGTAGGCCAGGGTGCTCACCCCCACCACCGAGGCCCAGGCGCACAGGCGCAAGAACCAGTCTTCGTTTTGGTAGGCGATGCGCGGCGCAAACCGTGCGCGCGCCGCCCTTGCCCCATGGCCGCCGCTGGCCTGGGCCAATTGCTGCTCCATGCGGTTGAAGGCATCGATATAGGCCAGCTTGAATTGCAGCGCGCGCTTGCCGGTAAAGCCCATGCACAGCAGCGTGAAGCCGTCGCGGGTGAGGCGGTAGGCGGGGGATTGACGGATACGGCCAAGACCCAAATCGACGTCGATTTGTATGAGCCCAAAATTGGGCTGATACGAATCTGGCAGTTCCGCCAACAGGTTTTCAATGTCTCGCAGGACATGCTTGTGCTGCTTGCCAAAGTGCCGCGCCACATCGGTGGACAGGCAGGTGGCATGGCCGTTGACTGCGGTCAGTTGCGGCAATTCGGCGGCGGAGGTTGGTTGCAGTGTGCGCATGGCTTGGCTCCTTAAACATTGGGCGTTTGGGGTTGGGTGGCTGCCGATGTCTTGGGGCCGGGCTGCTTGCTGGAGACGGCCTGGCCGCGCTTGAGGCCCAGGAACACGGCGATGTTGTGGCTGGCGCCTCGGCGGCACTTTTTCTGGCCACGCAAGATGGCATCGACCAGCGAGCGGGTGACGCCAAAGCGGCGCGCCAGCTCCGCCTTGGACAGGCCCTGCTCGTCCATCCACTGGGCGGCCTGGGCATGGGTGCGTAGGGTTTTCATGGCTTTGCCTTGGTTACGATTGGTTGCGTCTTGGTGGTACATTGCAGCGGTGCAATGAAAGGGGATTTCCTGCTGCCGCTGCTGCGGTGATCTCCGCTGAGCCGCCGCGTCGACGCGGCGGCTTCTTCAGGTATTGAGGCGGTTGTGGAAGTGGCTGGCATGGCTCGTCCTTGTAGGTGGCGGTTGCTGGGTTGTTTCCTGCGGTTGATGGCTGATTGGTGTGATTTTATTCTCTATTTGGCGAAATTCGCCAAATAGATAAATTCTTGACTGGAAAGAAGGGATATGCCTAGGAAAGCGAAGGCTGCCAGTGAGATGGACACGCAGATCGCGCGCTCCATCGGTGCCAAGATCAAAGGCGTGCGAGAAGATTTAGACCTGTCGCCTAAAGAGTTCGGGGCGCTTGGGGGGATCAGCCAAGCTCAGCAATACCGAATTGAGTCTGGAGAGCGAGTACCTGACTTGCTTTACTTGGCAAAGATCAAGGCCGCTTGCAACATCAGTGTTGACAGCCTTCTTTTGGGTGATGCTGTTTGTTCAGCCTTTAAGTCAGGCAGGGCGGCCGTTACCGTCAACGGCAACCACAACATCGTTGCTGGCGGGAATGTCCAGCAGATCAAAACCGAACGTGTGGTGCATCGCACAGTCGCTGACGTCAAGCCTGGCGATGAGCACATCTCCGACAAGGAGGCAGCTGTATTGACAGGGTTGGTCAACGATGTGGTGGAGTTGGAGGCCAAGCTCAGAAAAGACCCAAAAGGACATCGCGCCGTATGGGGTTCGCTCAATTCCCATTGCGATGTCCCCAAGTACCGGCTGATCAAGAGCGAGGACTTTGGTAAGGCCAAGCTCTACTTGAACCAGTGGCTGGCGCGTCTAAATGCGATGCCAAGCGCATCCGTCAAGACGCCTGAGACATGGCGCAAGAGCAAATATTCCTACATCAAGGCCAACACCAAGGAGCCAGCAAGGGCGCAAGCGCTGGCGGAGTACATCAAGAGGTACTTTCAGGCGGAAAGCCTTGCCGACCTGTCCGACGAGGAGCTGGGCAGGGCCTATCAGTACGTTGCCGGGCTGAAGAGGCGGAAGACTCTTTAAGCCTGCTGAGGGGCCTACGCAGCCCACGGCGGCACCCGGGTGGCGGGGACTGGTACTCCCCGCCACCAACCTCCTAGAAAGTTTCCGGAAATTCCAGCACAACATGAGTTCATGAAACCGGAAATGCGTCGTGCGTATCCATGACTACGCCGAGCTGCCGCACCTGACGCTTGCGGAGCTGCCAGATTCCCATCTCCTCAAATTTGAGGAGACATCCACACCGGTCGCACAGCCCATATGACAACGCAGAACACGCCATCCGCCCCCATTTGCCCTTATTGCCGCGTGCCTTTGCCCAAGATGCCGCAGCGCAAAAGCAAGTGCAAGGCCTGCGGCCAGCTGATTTTCATCGGCAGCAGCCCCGATAACCGGCAGCGCAGGTTGATGACTGAAGCGCAGGCCGAGGCCGCACAGCGACAGTGGAGCGCCCATTACCGCCCGGCCCCAGGGCATTTGCAACGACTGGGCCAGCAAGCCATGAAGGGCGATAAGAATGCCCTGCTGGAGTTGATGCGACATCTCGATAACCCGCAGGAGCTGCGCCCTTGGGCAATGCTGCTGGCAAACCTGCAATTGCAGGACTTGCGGCGCAAAGGCCTGCGCTCGGCCCAGCTCTCAGCAGGGCGAGTCGGGCCTCGCCTCTGCCCTGCGTGCCAGGCCTTGGATGGTCAAATCATTTCGACCCAGGCATCGGCCCTGGCAGTGGTGCCTGCCGACTGCACATGCAGCAGGCCTGGCATGCTGACACCTCAGGGCTGGATCAAGTACCCCGATGGGCGCGAAGGGATTGATCGATAGGCAGCATTGCACAGCCACAGGTGCTTGTGGTAACGTAAAAAGACGGGCGTCTCGCCCCAGGCCAGCACACGCTGGCCTTATTTGTTTGCGTCGCCACCGGCACAGTGGCGGCATGGCAAACACATCCAAATCCACAACGCCGCTGGGGCTCAAGCTGGGCGCGGCCACGGCCGCTGCGGTGCTGGCCATCCTGGTGGGCACTGGCGGCTCTGGCCTGATCCCCACCGAGGAGGGGCGGCGCAATCGCGCCTATCTGGACCCGGTAGGCATCCCCACCATTTGCGAGGGCTGGACGCGCGGCGTGCGCCTGGGCGATTGGGCCAGCGATGCCCAGTGCGATGAGCTGACGCTGCGCGGCATCCATGAGGCCGCTGACGTGCTGGTGCGCCATGTGCCAGCGCCGGTGGTGGCGCGCATGCCACCGGCCACCATCGCCGCACTGCTGAGCTTTATCTACAACGTCGGCCCCGGGGTGGACGGGCAAAAGGACGGGTTCGTTTGGCTGCGCAATGGCCGCCACAGCACCATGCTGCGCCTGCTGCAGGCCGGCGATGTGCGCGCTGCCTGCCGGCAAATGCCGCGCTGGGCCACGGCGCAGGGCAAGCCGCTGCGCGGCCTGAAGCTGCGCCGCCAGCGCGAGATGGCGCTGTGTTTGCAGGATTTACCTGGCAGCGGCCAGGCCGCCACCGTGCAGGGGGCGCCATGAGAGTGCTCGCTGCGCTGGAGCGCTGGGCCACTGTGGCGCTGCTGCTGGCCTGCCTGGCCCTGGCCGGGGTGGCCGATTGGCAGATGCGGCGCGCCCGCGCCGCCCGCGCCGAGCTGGCCGCATTGCAAGCGGCGGTGGCCGCGCAAAACGCCCAAGCGGCGCGAGCCCTCCAAACCCTGACCGAACAGCGCGACGCCGCCCAGGCGCGCGCCGATGCTGCGCACACCTTGCAGGAGCAAACCGATGCACAAAACCAAGCCGAAATCGCTCGCCTGGCTGGCGAGCTTGAGCGCCGCCCTGTGCGGGTGCGCATCGTCACCCGCCCCGCTGCCTGTGGGCCAGGTGGTTGTGGCCCCACAGATCACGCCCCCGCCGGTGCCGACGCTGGTGCAGCAGACGCCAGCGCGGCCTACGGGGTACTTCCGCCGGGCAACGCTCGACGCCTTGCAGCAGTGATTGCCGAGATGGAGACCGTCAACGCGGCCTATGCATCGTGCCGAGCGCGGCTGCTGCAGCACTGAGAACAACCCCCTCCCACCACCACACGCAAACCACCATGCCATTGGAAAAAGAAGAACTGCTGTTGCTGGGCAAGATGGACGGCAAGCTCGACTCCATCACCAGCCACCTCAACCGCCAGGACAAGCGCCTGGCCGAGCTGGATCAAAAGGTCGATGTGGGCCTGCATCGCCTGGACGACAAGATCGAATCGAACCATGTGGCCACGCGCGCGCAGATTGCCGAGCTGGACAAGCGCCTGCGCGACGTGGAGAAAAAGTCCGCCGTGGTCGGGGCCGTGGGCGGCAGCGCCGCTGGCGTGGGCGTGGCGCTGATCGTCGAGGCGGCAAAGAACTGGCTGCGCGGGGGGCTGTGAATGGCGCACCCGCAGGAAAAGCGCACCCAGCTGCGCAGCCTGTACGTGTACCAGCGCCTGCCGATGGATGCGGCCTGCGCCAAGGCGGGCGTGGCGCGCGGCACGGCCAATCGCTGGAAAAAGGAAGCTGCCGCCGCTGGCGATGACTGGGACAAGGCGCGCGCGGCCGTGGCGTTGGGCGATGAAAGCATGTCGTCGCTGGCGCAAAAGTTGCTGGAAGACTACCTGGTGCAACACCAGCACACGATCGACCTGCTGCGCGAGGCCACCGAAATGAGCGCGCGCGAGCGGGCCGAGACGCTGGCGAGCATGAGCGATTCGTTTAACAAAACCATGAATTCGTTCAAGCGCCTCTCGCCCGAGATCAACAAGCAATCCATCGCGCTGGACGTGCTGCAACGCCTGGTGGCCTTCGCCCAGCAAAAGCACCCAGGCCATGTGCAGATGCTGCTGGATCTGCTGGAGCCCTTCGGGGCAGAGCTGGCGAGGGCGTATGGATAACTGGACTTTCGTGCTGGTGTTGCTGCGCCTGGCGCTGCTGTTTGTTGGCGCAGTGGTTGTTCTGATGTGGTTGGCTGGATGCCTGGGCCTGGCCGATTTCCGACTGATTTTTGTCGTGCCGGAGGTCGCTGGCCATGGCTAAAACCAGCAAGGAGTTTTTACAGGGCCTGGCCCAGCTGGCCGAGGATCTGCGCCGCCAGGTCGATGCCAATCTGGACGGCTGGGACATCAGCCCCGCTGCCGTGGCCGAGCGCCGCCGACGGGTGTTTGACCCCATTGGCGGCTACGAGTTTTGGGATCGCACCTACTTCCCGCACTACGGCCAGGCCGAGCCATCGCAGTTGCACCGCTACCTGTACGAGCGCCTGCCGCGCTTGGTCGAAAACCCCGCCGGGCAGCGTGATGCCATTGCCGCGCCGCGCGGCGAGGCCAAATCGACCAAGGTCTCCATGAGCTTTGTGCTGTGGTGCATCGTCACCGGGCGCAAACACTATGCCGTGATCATCATGGATGCGTTCGAGCAGGCGGCCGAGATGCTGGAGGCGATCAAGGCCGAGTTGGAGGCCAACCCGCGCATTGCTGGCGACTTCCCCGAGGCCGCAGGTCAGGGCCGCGTGTGGCGTGCGGGCGTGATCGTCACGGCCAACGGCCGCAAGGTGGAGGCATTTGGCAGCGCCAAAAAAATCCGGGGCCGTCGCCACGGCGCGCACCGGCCAGACCTGGCCATCATGGACGACATCGAAAACGATGAGAACGTCGCCCAGCCCGCGCAGCGCGACAAGCTGGAGGCGTTCGTGACCAAGGGCGTGCTCAACCTGGGCCCGCCCGATGACAGCATGGACGCCATCATCATCGGCACGGTGCTGATGTACGACAGCGTGCTCAGCCGGTTTTTGCGCAATCCGCTGTGGCATCGCAAGGTGTTCAAAGCCATCCTGCAATGGCCCGAGCGCATGGATTTGTGGGAGGAGTTTGAGCGCCTGCTGCTCAATGCCGACACCCCTGCCGATGGCATGGCTGCCGCGATGGCGTTATACGAGCAGCAGCGCGCCGAGATGGACGCGGGCGCGCAGGTGAGCTGGCCAGCGGTGCGGCCGCTGGTGCAGCTGATGATCAAGCGCGCGCGCGAGGGGCATACCGCGTTCGATTCCGAGCAGCAAAACGACCCGACGGCGGGCGATGACGCCCCCTTTGCCAACAGCATCCAGTTCTGGGTGTCACGTCTGGACAGCTGGATTTTCTACGGGGCCTGCGACCCCTCTTTGGGTAAAGCGGGCGGCGGGCGCGACCCCTCGGCCATTGGCGTGGGCGGCTACAACCGCGAGACCGGCGTGCTGGATGTGGTGGAGGCCAAGATCCGCAAGCGCACGCCCGACCGCATCATCAGCGACGTGATCGAGATGCAGCGCGAGTACCAATGCCGCGTGTGGGGCGTGGAGAGCGTGCAGTTTCAGGAGTTTTTGCGCACCGAGCTGGTCAAGCGCTCAGCAGCGCTGGGCGTGCCCGTGCCCGCGCGCGGCGTGATTCCGCTGGCCGACAAACAGCTGCGCATCGAGAGCCTGCAACCGCATATGCACAACGGGCTGATCCGCCTGCACAGCAGCCAAAGCACGCTGATCAATCAATTCAGGCATTTCCCCAAAGCGGATCACGACGACGGACCCGACATGGTGGTGGTGCTGTGGATGCTGGCCGTCAGCGGCGGCCTGGCCGCTGCGGCGCAGAGCAGCAGCAACGGGCCAGAGCGCAGCGCCGCCGAGCGCTATGGCCGCACGGCGCGGCGGATGTTCAGGAGGATGAGATGAAATTTGATTCGGTGATTTACATGATCGAGAGCGACCCGGCGCTGTCGCTGGTCAAGCGCCACATTGCAGAGCGCAAGCGGGCATGGGCAGAAGCCAAGGTGCTGGCCGATGAGTATGGGGCCACGCATTGCTCGTTTAACCATCTGGATGGGCGCTTGGCTTCGCTGGGGTTTGAGGGCGAGCCGCACCCACAGTTCAAGAAGCCAAGAAATGGGCACTGCTACCCCAAAAAAGGCAGCGAGGCGGCGGCCAAGTTCGCGGCGCTGCAGGGCTATGAATACAGCTGCACCGTCATTTCGCAGGCTTTGGGTGTGCCTCTGTCTCTGCGCTGGGATCAACCGGATGATGGCAGCCGGGGGTGGATGAATATCGGCTCGCCGTTTCAGGAGTGCGGCTGGCTGTACCTCAGTGAAGACGGGCCCTATGCCCTGTGGATCCCCAATGTGCAGGCAGCAATCGAGCATCTGCATCAGCAGGGCAAAACGGTTGACCCGCCGGCATTCGACATGCAGCTGCCCGGTTGCCGGCGCTTGCTGCGCGAAGAGTGGGATTTGCTGGTGGCGCAGCACAAACTGAAGCAAGCGCAGGAGGCCCAGCCATGAGCCAGGCGCGCGACGATTACGACTACATCCTGGGCGCCATTGCCGCATTGCCCGAGGCCGACCAGCGCGGCGTGCAGCAGGCCGCCCAGGCGCTGCGCGAACTGCTGGCGCGCACTGGCGACCACGGCCGCCTGGCCCTGGCGCTGGTGGGCGCGCAGGTGCGTTTGGAGGACGATTGATGAGCTGGATTGGCAAACTGCTGGGCCGCAGCCCCGCGACACCGCCCGCGCTTGCCGTGCCGGCTGCGCCGCCTGCGGCCGCCGCCCGGCTGGCCGAGGCCGCGCCAGGCCATGAAGCCGGCTGGCGCCGCCTGAGCGGCGAGGGCCAGGGCGGCCAGAACGAGCGCGACCTCAGCCCCATGGCCCAGGGCCGCATGCAAAAACTGGCCGAGCACCTGTGGCAGGCCAATGTGTTGGCCAATCGGCTGATCGAGCTGCCGCTGGCCTATTTGCTGGCCGAGGGCGTGACGCTGCAGGCGGCCGATGAGCAACAGCAGGCCGTGCTGGATCGGCACTGGTTTGACCCCATCAACAACTGGCCGGCCAAGCTGGAAGCGCGCGTGCGCGCCCTGGCCCTGCTGGGCGAGCAGTGCTACACGGCCCATGTGGGGCCGGACGGCATGGTGCGCCTGGGCTATCTGGACCCGCGCCGCATCGCCCAGGTGGTGATGGACCCGGACAACCCCGAGCAGCCCATTGGCGTGGTCACGCAGCGCGATGCGCGCGGCCGCTATCACAAGTATCGCGTGATCGTGCTGGGCGACGACGAGCTGCTGTTCTCGCGCCGCACGGCGCAGATCCGCGCTGAGGATTTCACCGACGGCGAGTGCTTTTTGCTGCAGCTCAACAAGCTGCCGGACGGCAGCCGAGGCCGCTCCGACCTGCTGGGGCAAATGGATTGGCTGGACGCCTACGATGAGTTCCTGTTTGGCGAGCTGGACCGCATTGCGGACCTGCGTCGATTCGTTTGGGACATCACCATGCAGGGCGCAGACCAGGAGGCGGTGGAGGCCTATCAAAAAACGTTTGTCCCGCCCAGCAGCAACGGCGCATTCGTTCACAACGAGAGCATGACGCTGGAGCCCAAGTCGCCCGCGCTGCACGCGGCCGACACCAGCGAAAGCGCGCGGCTGCTGCGCAACCACGTGCTGGGCGGCAGCACCTTCCCGGAGCACTGGTTTGGCGGCGGGGCCGATGCCAACCGGGCCATCGGCGAGAGCATGAGCGAGCCGACCTTCAAGGTTTACACCTCGCGCCAGGGGCGGCTGAAATTGTTCCTGGAGGAAATTGGCCGCTACGTGCTGTGGAAATCCAGCCAACAGACGGCCACGCCCGATTGGAGCGATCCGCGCTGGCATGTGACCGCCGTATTCCCCGAGCTGGCCAACCGCGACGTGACCAAATTTGCCGCCGCGCTGCAATCGGTGGTGGCCGCTGCCATGCTGGCCATCGACCGGGGGCTGCTGACCGAGGAGACGGCCCTGAAAATCGTCGCCGACGTGGCCAGCCGCTTTGGGCAGGAGATCGACCCGGCCGCCGAGCTGGAAGCCGCGCGCGCCCAGGCCGAGCAGCGCGCGGCCGAGCAGGCCCAGCGCGACACCTACCGCGCGCCGGCATTGGCCCGCGCCGTGAATGAGGCTGGGCGCGCCTGATGCCTGACAGCCCCAAGCCCAGCGCCGAGCAGCGCGATTTCGAGCGCGCGTTGCTGCAGCTGCTGACCGAGCGCGGCCAGCTGCTGCGCGCCCAGCAGCAACGCGTGCTGGAGCTGCTGCAGGCCGCGCGCGGCGACATCCTGGCGCTGCTGGCCGAGCAGCCTGCCGATTGGCAGCAGCTGCAGCTCAGCCAGGTCATGGCGCAGATCGACGCCATCCTGGGCGGGGCCACCAGCGCCGCCAGCGCGGCAACCGCCGCCGGCATGGGGGCGGCGCTGACGCTGGGCCAGGAGCTGGTGGACAGGCCGCTGGCCGCCATCGGCACCCGGCTGGATGCCGTACTGCCCGTGCAAAACACCCACTTCCTGGCCGCGCTGCGCCAGTTTGTCGCTGGCCGCCTGGCCGACGTGGGCCATGTGGCCCATGGCCAGATCGACCGCGCGCTGGCCCTGGCGCTGATTGGCGGCCACACGCCCCACCAGGCCATACAGCAGGTGCAGCAGGCCCTGGGCGGGGCCGCCCAGGCGCGCGCGGCCACCATCGTGCGCACCGAGCTGGGCCGTGCCTTTGCCGTGGGTGCCGATCAGCGCCTGCGCCAGGCTGCGGCCGTGGTGCCCGGCCTGCACAAGCAGTGGCGGCGCAGCGGAAAAATCCACAGCCGCTGGCAGCACGACCTGGTCGATGGCCAGGTCGTGGCGCACGACAAGCCGTTTCGGGTGCCCAACCCCGGCGGCGGCGTGGATCTGATGATGCACCCGCACGACCCGGCCGCCCCGGCCGAGCAGGTCATCAACTGCGGCTGCCTGGCCATCCCCTGGATGGCGCATTGGCAGGTGCAGCGCCCAGGCGCACAACCCTTCAGCCAGCGCGAGCTGAAGCTGCACCCGGCCAAGGCCGAATTGGATCGCCAGGCCAAGGCGGCGGGGTGGCGGCAGGAGCCGTTGCCGGGGGCCAAGGATGCGCTGATTCCCAGGGCGAAGATTTTGGATTACTCGCTCAACCCCGAGCATCCCAAGGGCGGCCACAAGGCGCGCGTGCTGCAATCCATGTTGGGGTTCAGCCTGGAGAACGCCGACGCATTCGAACAGGCTCTGCGTCAAGGGTTGCTTGTGACACCGGCCGCGCTGCAAGAGGAATCTGAGATTGATGTGAAAAACAACCAGCGCCGCCACAAAGTGATGATGTCTATCACTGGCCCCAATGGCGGGCAAGCCATTGTGACAACGGCCTGGAAAATCCATAATGATGATCCGCTGCAGATACCGCATTTGGTCTCAGCGTACATCGACACCAGGCTCAACAAGAAAATCTTGGGGAAGAAGGAAAAGTCATGACACACAAGTTCCGAGAGTTCCAGGTCGTCAAGGCCACACGCGCGCTGCCCGCTGAAGGTGATGATCCGTTTGTTCCCGAGGGCTGTGAAGGCACGGTGCTGGATGTCCTCGAGTACGGCTACATCGTCGATTTCGTGGACGATGAGGGGGAGACACTGGCACTGCGCACCGTCCATGAGCATGATTTGGCAGACCTTGAGGTGCGTCAGGCGGCCTAAAAACCGCCAGTCAGAAAAAAACGGGTCTGCAGCGCGTTTTTGGGTATTGCCGCACCCCATGTACCACCCAACACCAAACGGCGCGAGTTAAACGGCGGTTAAACGCCTTGGCGGGCGTTTGCGACGCGCAGGCGCGGCGCGGATGAGGCCCGCGGCGGTCTCGACAGCAAAATCCCCCTACCTCTAGACCACAGGCCAGCGTTTGCTGGCCTTAATTGTTTGCGCGCCCATCGGCACCATGCGGTCATCGACAAACAACCGATGGAGCGTATGAGTAATTCCAAAAAAACGGCGGTGCGGCAGGCTGCTGCCGCCTCTGATGCCAACCCAGTGCAGGCCGGGCCAGTGCAGCCTGCTGCCGTACACCCCGAGCCGACGGATAGTGAGCTGAGCCTGGTCGAGGTCGCGGCGCTGGTGGGTATTGAGCTGGTCGACGTGCTGGCCTGGCGCTGCTACGACGGCCGAATCGTGGTGGTGGTCACCCGCTGGGGCGCCAAGCTCGTGGGCGATCTGGAGGCGTGAGATGAATCTCGCGCAACTCATACAGTTTCTGGCCGCGCGCGGCGGGCTGCAGACACCCGATGAGGTGCACGCCTGCCTGCGCGAGGCCGCCCCCGCGCCGGAGCGCGATTTCCGCCAGCTGATCGAGCTGGTGTCTGGCGCCGTGCGGCAACGCATCAACGAGGGCCGCCCCGAGGGGGACAAGCGATGGGCCGATATCTGCGGCATGTATGCCGACCGCATCGTGGTGCAAATCGATGGCCGCAAATGGCAGTACGGCTACACCCTGGTCGATGACGCCAATGGCGGTCAGGCCGTGCAACTGGCCGCGCCGGTGGAGGTGGTCGAGCGGTTTGTGCCTGTGCGCGAGGGCCAGGCCCAGCCTGATTCCGGGGCGCTGGCTACGTTTCGCGAGGCTGCGGACGGCTCCATCGCGGTGACGCTGATCCGCGCCGGGCGCAGCGGCAACAACAACTACTACCCCGACGCCGCCCTGCGCGAGGCCGCGCCGCTGTTCGAGGGTGCACGGGTGTTTGCCAAGAGCGATGCCGAGCACATCAAGGGCGGCGGCAAAGACGTGCGGAACTTGATTGGCGGGGTGTACGGCGTGCAGTTCGTGGAGGGCCAGGGGCCGGACACGGGCGCGCTGACGGGGACGTTCCGCCCCATCAGCCCCAGCGACCCCGTGGTGCAAAAGATGGTCGAGGCCGTGCAGCGCGGCATGCAGCACCTGCTGGGCCTGTCCATCGATGCGATGGCCAAGACGCGGCCGCGCCGCGAGGGGCGCACGGTGCTGCGCGAGGCGGTGCGATTCTCGCGCGTGAATTCCGTCGATCTCATTGTCGAGCCAGGCGCGGGCGGCGGCCTGGATCGCCTGACCGAAGCCGCCGCCGATCAACCAACTGACAAAGAGGAAGTCATGCCACTGTGGAAGCAACGAATGCTGGAGGCGATCCAGAAAACCGCGCCTGCGCAATACGCGGCCATCAACCCGGAGACCATTGGCGACGATGAGCTGGTCAACCTGCACGAGGCCGTGTGCGGCCCGTTGGTGCCGGGCGCTGCCGGGGCCGGTAGCGATAACCTGCGCGAGGCCAAGGGCGAGGATGCGCCGGTCACGCGCGCTGAGCTGCAGATGGTGCAATTGCGCCAGACGGCCGGTCAGCGCATTGCGGCCAGCACCCTGCCCGCCCCGGCCAAGCAGCGCCTGCAGGCACAGTTCGAGCGCGCCGAGCGCTTCACCGAGGCTGAGATTGACCAGGCCATCAAGGCCGAGGGCGAATACCTGGCGCGATTCACCGAATCGGGCAGCGTGCGCGTGCCTGCGTTTGGCGCGGGCAGCATCGAGGTGGGCGACCGCAGCGCTCGGGTGAGCGAGATGCTGGATGCGTTTTTCAACCCTGCGCACAAAAACCATGGCTCGGTCAGCTCCTTGCGCGAGGCGTACATCGAGATCACTGGCGACAAGCGCGTGACGGGCCGCATGGAGCATTGCGACATGGGCCGCATGGCCGAGAGCCTGGGCGTAATGCGAGAGGCTATCGACAGCGGCACGTTTGCCAGCGCGCTGGGCGATTCGATCACGCGCCGCATGCAGGAGATCTACACCGGCGAGACGGATTTGGACGTCTGGCGCAAGGTGGCCACGGTGGGCAGCGTGAGCGATTTCCGCACGCAAGAACGTATCCAGATCGGCGGCTACGGCAACCTGCCTGCCGTGGCTGAAAAAGGCGAATACACGGCCCTGAGTTCGCCTAGCGATGCCAAGGCCACCTACAAGGTCAGCAAGCGCGGCGGCACGGAGACGGTGACGCTGGAGACCATTAAAAATGACGATGTCAATACCGTGCGCCGCATCCCGCTGGAGCTGGCCTTGGCGGCCAAAAACACGTTGTACGAGTTCGTTTTCGATGTTTTCCGAGACAACGGCAACATCTACGACGGCAAAGCCTTGTACCACAGCGACCACGGCAACCTGTTCACGGCGGCCTTGTCGGCGGATGAATTTGCCAAGCACCGCCTGGCCATGCTCAAGCAAACGCGCTCGGGCAGCGGCAAGCGCCTGGCGGCTGCGCCGCGCACGCTGCTGATTCCGTTTGAGTTGCAGGAGCTGGCCTACAACCTGTTCGTGCGCCAGCAAAACCTGGACAAGACGTTTGTGCAGACCATCAACCCGGAAATCATCCCCGTCTCGTACTGGACGGATGACAAGGACTGGGTGACGGTAGCCGACCCGGGTCGGCTACCGGTGCTGGAGGTTTCGTTCCTCGATGGCCGCCAGGAGCCGGAGCTGTTTGTCCAGGACATGCCCAACGTGGGCAGCCTGTTCGCCAACGACACCATCACCTACAAGATCCGCCACATCTACGGCGGGGCGGTGCTGGTCGATGGCTACAAGGGCACGACCAAGGCGGTGGTGGCCTGAGCGGCAAGAGGAAAAGAACCGGGCTGGCACCCCGTACCACTGCCCGGCCGCCTGGTGTTTTTGGGTTTTGACCAGGCGGCTTGTCCAAGCGCCGCGGGCCGGTGTTTGGACAAGCCAGATGATTTTTTCGAGGATGCCCATGACCATGGATGAACTGCGCGCCAGCGTCGAGCACATGGTGCGCGACCAGCACCAGGTGCTTGCCGCGCCTGAGCGCGACCGCGCCATTGACATGGCGCTGGCGCGCTACGGCGTGGACATGCCGCGCCGCGCCAGCGCCACGCTGCGCTGGCAGGCCGATGGCCATGCCCAGCGCCTGCCGCAGCAGTGGCAGCTGAGCTTTGAGCTGCTGCATGTAGAGCTGCTGGGCGCAGGCGGGCGCAATGAGGCCCTGCACCGCTACCTGGTGCGCGAGCTGGCCGATGGCTTCGAGCTGCTGCTGCACGAGCGCAAGCTGCTGGCCGGCTCGCAGGTTTTCATCGCCTACATCTGCCCGCATGAGGCCGGCAGCATCCACCCCAGCCACCGCGAGGCCGTGGCCGCCTATGCTGCGCACCTGCTGTGCCGCCAGCTGGCGGCGCATTTCTCCGGCGAGCGCGAGGCGGCCATTGGCGCCGATGCCAGCCAGACCGAGAGCCGCGCGCGCAACTATGCGGCCCGCGCCGCAGAGTGGCGCGCCAGCTATTTTGCGGCGCTGGGCGTGGCCGACCCGGCCATCGAGGGCGCGCCGGCGCGCCCCGCTGCGGCCGTGGCCAGCTGGCCGCAGCGCCACCCGCGCCACCAGGTTGGCGGCGCGCCCACATTCAGGGGGCGTGCATGATCCGCTACCACATGGGCCTGGGCGCGCTGGACGCCATCACCCGCGGCCTGCGCGAGGCGCCAGAGCAAACCCGTCAGATACTGGAGGCCACCATGCACCAGGTCACGCTGCTGGTGCAACGAGAAGCACAAGAAAACATGCCGCGCGCCTCGGGCCTGACGGCCGCCAGCATTGGCAGCGAGGTACACAGCACCCCAGCGGGCGTGCTGGGCGTGGTGGGCAGCGCATCGCCGGTGGCGGCGTTTGTGGAGCTGGGCACCAAGCCGCACATGCCGCCCATTGACGCCATCCAGCCCTGGGTCAAGGCGGTGCTGGGCATTGCCGAGCCCAAGGAAAACCGCCGCGTGGCCTATCTGGTGGCGCGCAAGATCGCCGCGCACGGCACCGAGGCCAAGCGCCCCTTGGGCCGCGCCGCAGAGGCCATGCAGCCCCAGGTGGTGCGCCTGTTCGAGGATGCGGCCGCGCAGATCGCCCAGCGGCTGGTGGGGGGGCAGGAATGACCATCGCCACCCTGGCCCAGACGCGCGAGCGCCTGCAGGCCCTGCTGCTGGCCGTGCCCGGCGTTGGCCACGTGCACCTGTACGAGCGCTACCACAGCAGCGAGGCCGCATTCCGCGCCCATTACCTCTACACCCTGCCCGATGCCGCGCTGGACGCCTGGGGCAGCCAGCCGCACATCCGCGGCTGGCACATCCGCCGCGTGGCCACGAGCGAGACCACGGCCTCCGGTCGCATCCTCAATGAGCACAGCTGGCAGCTGCGCGGCTACATGGCGCTCGCCGATGAGATCGGCAGCGAGCTGATCTTTGATGAGCTGATCGAGCGCATGCGCGCTGCCGTGCGCTACGACCAGGCCCTGGGCCTGACCGGCCTGCTGGGCCAGATCGAGCAGCCGCGCGGCATGCAGGTGGCCGATGCCGGGCCGGTGCGCTTTTGCGGCGCGCTGTGCCACAGCGCCGTGCTGCAACTGAGCACCCGCACCCTGGCGCCTAGCCGCCCGCAACGTTGACCCACCGAGAAGTGAGAGCAAACCAGAGAGCAAACCATGACGAACAGCAAACGAACCACAAGCCGGCGCGCTGCGCCATCGCCAGCGGCCGCGCCGGCGCTGCAGCCCGTGCGCCTGGCGCGGCCCCATGTGCACCAGGGCCAGGGCTACGACGCCGGCGACGTGCTGCACGTGCACCCGACCGTGGCGCAATGGATGCGCCAGCAAAGCGGCCTGCTCGATGGCGGCGATGCGCCCGCAGCCTGAACCACACAGCCATTTGACATTGGAGGATTGACCATGGCAGCCAGTGAAATCATCAGCAAAACCTATGCGCCAGCGGCGCTGCTCGGGCAGGTTTATGCCCGCGTCTACGGCAGCAGCGCGCTGCCGCTGGAAATCGGCAACGTGCTCCAGCTGGAGCTGTCGCAAACGGAAGACGTCAAGAAACAACCTGACCTCAGTCGGCGCGGCGGCGGCACGCATGCGGAAATCCGCCGAGTCACCGAGGTCAACATCAAGATGACGCTCGCAGACCTGAACGTGACCAACATTGCTCGCGCCGTGCAGGGCAGCATCAGCGGCCAGGACGCGGGCACCAGCGCCGAAGAAATGTTTACCGCCACGCTCGGCGGCCTGTACCGCACCCAGCACCTGCAGCCCAGCAACGTGACGGTGCAGAAAATCACCAACACGCCGGGCACGGCCAGCGTCAGCGACGAAAAGCACGAAAACGTCAACCAGGGCCAGGCAATCACTTTCGCGCACGCCACGCCCTCGGCCGTGGTGGTGCGCGTGGGCAGCGATGCCGGCTCGGCCCAGCAGGTGGAGCAGTCGGGCAACTACAGCGTGACTGGCACCGGCATCAGCATCGAGGCCAGCGCGCCAGGCATCCAGAGCGGCTCGACCATTTGGGTCAGCTACACCTACCCCACAGCCACCACGGCCACCATCATTGCGGAGGCGGGCAATTACGAGGTGCGCCCTGCCGGTATTTACCTGCTGCCAGGCGCGGCCAATCTGGCCGCAGGCGATCAGCTGCGCGTCACCTACGACTGGGCCGATTACGCTGTGATCGAGGCCCTGACCACCGGCCCGGTCGAGTTGGAGTTGATTTTCGAGGGGCTCAACGAGGCCGATTCGGGCAAGCCGGTGGCGGTCGAAATCCACCGCGCCAGCCAGGGCGTGGCCAATGCCATTGCCCTGCTGCAGGACAATGGATTTGCGAACCTGGAGGTTGGTGGCGCCTGCCTGCGCGACCCGCGCAAGAGCGGCAGCGGCGTGAGCCAGTTTTACCGCGTGCTCAAGGGTTGATGCTGAAGCCGATGCCCTTGAAACAACGGGCGGTTTTGCGCTAGCATTGCCGTCATCGCTGGCCGCCGCGCCAGCCGCCATACCGCCCAGGCCAGCACTCGCTGGCCTTATTTTTTGCCCGCCAAAACGCGACAGTGCAGCCTGGATAGACAACAGGCGGGCAGCATGGCAGACGGCAACACCAAACGGGTAGGCGTAGAGATCGGCGTAGAGGTCAAGGGCCAACAGGCCGTGCCCAAGCTGGCCGAGGAGCTGCAGGAGCTGGCCAAGCAAGGCGGAGAGGCGGCCCCCGAATTGGAGGGCCTGGCCGCAGAGCTGGAGAATCTCGCGCAGCAAAAGGGGGCGATTGAGCAATTCGTCAATCTGAAAGCCAAGACCGGCGAATACGCCCAGGCGGCCGAGCAGGCCCAGCAGGCCACCAAGGCAGCGGCGCTGACCATGAAGGAAAAGCAGGCCGCGCTGGCCGAGGCCCAGAAGGCCGAGCAGGCCTTGGCGGAGCAGGTGCAGCAATCGCGCGCCGATCAGGAGCGGCTGCAGACCTCGATCAAAGAGGCGGTGCAGGCGCTGGAAAAGCTCGGCGCGCAAAGCCGAGAGGCTGGGCAGCGCGCGCGCGAGCATGGCCAGGGCCTGCGCGAGGCCGGTGAGCAGCTGGAGAGGCTGCAGGCCGAGCAGCTCAAATCCGAGGGCCGCATGAGCAAGCTCAAGGAGCGGCACGAGGGCCTGGCCAAGACCATTGCCGCCACGGCGCAGCGCCTCGATGATTTGCAGCAAAAAGAGCTCAAGACAGGCCAGAGCGCGAAAAAACATGCCCAGGCCATAGTGGCGCTGCAGCTGCGGCTGGAGAAGCTTGGCGCCAGCTACAGCGCCACCGGGCAGAAGATCGACCGACTCAGCCAGCGCCAGAGCGAGCTGGCCGAGGCCATCCCCGAAGCCAAGAATCGCCTGGCCGAGCTGGGGGCGCAATCAGAGCAGGCCGGCCAGAATGCCAGCCAGTACGGTCAGCAGCTTACAAAGCTGCGTGAGCAGTTGGCCAGGTTGCGCGAATCCGCTGATCAAGCCGCGGCGGACACGCGCGCGCTCTCTGCCGCCCAGCGCGAGGCGGCTGTCAGCGCGCGCAGCCTGCAGGCGCAGGCCAAAGAGGCCGAGCATGGGTTTAACCGCCAGCGCCGGAGCGCGCAGCAGGCCGGCGCCGCCTATGACGAGTCCCGCATCGAGCTGCAACGTCTGCGCGATGCCATGGCGCAGGCGGGGGTGTCCAGCGCCGATCTGGCGGCGTCGCAGTTGCGCGTGCGCACGGAGATGGCGCAAACCCAGGCGCGCGCCCGTGAGCTGGTCGCCCGCCACAAAGAGCTGGCCGAAAAAATGACGCTGGCCCAGCGCGCTGCCGCTGGCCTGCGCCAGGGCCTGGCGCAGATTGCCGCGGGCAATGTGATTGCCAATGCCGTGGGCCGTATCGTGAGCGCGGTCTCTGGACTGGGGAACAGCTTCTTGCGCGCCAACGTGCAGCACGAACAGTTCGTGCGCGCGCTCAATGCCATCTACAAGGATTCGTCCGTCGCCGCTGGGCAGCTGCAATTTTTGCGCCGCGCCGCGGGTGAGGCTGGGGTGGCCGTCGAAGGCATCAGCGAGGCATTCATCAAATATTCGGCCTCGATGCACAGCGCCAATGTGCCCACCCAGCAGGCCAATGAGCTGTTTGCCGCATTGACCAGGGCGGCGGGCACGCTGGGCCTGTCCGGGGACAAGGTGGCCCACATGCTCGAGGCCCTGGGGCAGATGGCCGGCAAGGGTGTGGTCTCGATGGAGGAGCTGCGCCAGCAGCTGGGCGATTCGCTGCCCGGCGCGTTTTCGCTGGTGGCCAAGGGCCTGGGCGTGACCGAGGCCGAGCTGATCAAGCTGGTCGAGTCGGGCAATCTGGCCGCACGCGATCTGTTTCCGGCGCTGACGCTGGCGCTGCAGGATTTGCATGGCCAGACCGATGGCATGGGTGCCACCTGGGCGCGTTTCCACGGTGCGCTGACCGTGGCCATGCAGGGCATTGGCCAGTCCGGCGTGGTGGCGCTGTTGACGGCTGCGCTCAAGGGCCTGGGGCTGGTGGTGGGCGCGGTCACCGTGGCGCTGCATGGTTTTGCCGAGGCCGCATTCCTGGCCTGGGATTTCCTGGCGCGTGGCGTTAAATCCGTCTTCACCTTGTCGAACCAATTCGAGGGCTTTGGCGAGCAGGTTGCCGCCGCTGGCGAGCGCATCGGCCAAACCACCGACGCCTTTGCCGCCTTGGTGACGCAGACCGAGCGCGCCGAGAAAACCCAGGCCAAACTGACGGCCAGCATCAGAGAGCAGTTGCAGGCACAAGAAGGCCTTTCGGCCGGCCAGAGAGCGGCGCAGCTGGTGCAAGAGCAACTGGCCGTCTCAGCCGAGAAAACCAGGAACAACTATGTGGCCGTGACGGCTGCACTGGCCGAGCTGACCCAGCGCCAGCAGGAGCACAGCAAGCTGGCGGCCAAGCAGATCGGCATTGCCAAGGATGAAGCCAAAATCCTGATCAAGAAGGCCAAGCTGCTGGAGGATGAATACCAGCTGCTGGAGGCCAGCCAAAAAGGGGCCGAGCTGGTGGCCGAGGCCACACAGGCCGCGCTGAAGAGCAAGCAGCAGGAGCTGGCCATCCTGGAGCAGGAATTGGTGGCGCACAAGCTGCGCGCCCAGGCCTCAGACATGACTGAGGCGCAAATCCGGCAGGAACAACAAGCCATCGAGGGCAAGATCGCTGCCTCGCGCACAGAAGTGGAGCAAATGCTCGCACAGCGCGAGCAGGCCCAGCAAGAGCTGGCCGTGCGCCGCGCGGCCGTGCAGGTGTACGGCGAGCAGGCCAAGTCGGTGCAGCAATACCGCGAGGAGGCCGATCAGGCAGCCAAGGCCGTGCAAGAGCTGCTGTCCATGCAAAAGGATGGTATCGATGTGGCTGATCGGCTCTCCAAGGCCCAGGCTGAGCTGACCTATGCCACCGAAGCGCTGCGCCTGGCCAAACAAAAAGAGCGCGAGGGCATTGAGCTGGAGAACCGGGGAAAAATCCAGGCCCTGCAAATCAGCCGCGACGGGCTGCGCCTGCAGGCCGATGTGCTGCGCGCCAAGGCCGACACCGCCAAAGCCAATGGCGAAGAAGCCCTCTCGGAAATCTACTTGGCGCAGGAGAAGAAAAAACGCATTGCCATCATGCGCTTGGAAGTCCAAATCCAGGAGCTGACCATCAAGGGCAAGCTGGCTGAAATCGAGCTGAAGCTCAAGGAGCTGCACAACGACAAGCAAAAGAACAAACAGCAAATCCAAAAGCTGGAGCTGGAAAAGCAGCTGCACCTGGCCGGGCTGAAGCAGCTCAATCAGCAAAAAGAGTTGGTCAATCTGGCAGAAAAGCAGGCTGACGGGCAGGATAAGTTGGGCAAAAAGCTCAAAGAGACCGGCGAGGCGGGGCAGGAGGCGGGCGAGAAAATCAGCGCAGCCGCCAAAACCATCCAGAGCTCCTGGCTCTCAGCGGCCACCGCCGCCAGCAAGCATGCCCAGGAAGCGGCCAAGCACGCCCACGCCCTGGCCGGAGAAATGGAGGTGCCAGGCCGGGTGCTGATGTCCTGGAGCCAGCTCGACCAGTTGCAGGCCGAGCACCTGGCCAAGCTCAAACGCCTGGCCGACGAATACGTGCAGAGCATGACGCGGCTGGACGACATGGAGGCCAAGCTGACGCGCAGCAGCAGCGGCCGCGCGCGGGCCCTGGCCGATCTGGAGCTGCGCCTGCTTGAGCTGAGCGGCAATCAGGAGGCCATCGCCCGCGCCAAGCAGCAGCGCGACCTGGCCGAGCTGGAGACCGAGCGCGCCAAGCTGGACATCGAGTTGCAGCGCGCGCAGATCCGTGGCGACGACGGCAAGCTGCAGGAAATCCAGCAGGAGCTGGCTCTGCTTGACGCCTACACCAAAAAGCTCAAAGAGGTGCACGCGGCCGAAGACAAGCAGCGCCGCGATGCCGCGCGCGCCGAGCGTGAGCAGCGCCAACAGCAAGAGCGTGAGCGCGCCGAGCGCGAGCGCAGCCAGGCCGCTGCCGCGCCCAGCCCGGCGGCGCAAAGCGATGCGGTGGTGCGCACGCACCGCATCGAGCTGCAGGGCCGCCGCTACGACGTGCCCACCACGCCCCAGGGCGGGCAGGCCATTGACGATTTGCTGCGCGCCATTGCGCGCGCCAAGGGGGCCTCGGCATGAGCAGCATCACGTTGACCAACAACGGCGTGACGCTGCAGCTCTACGAGGGGCTGCAGTGGGTGGATGAGTTTGCTTGGTCGCCCGTGGCCATGACGGCCGAGTACAGCACCGACGGCAGTCTGTTGATCGACCAGGCCGCGCGCCTGGCCGGTCGCCCCATCACGCTGGAGACGCCCAGCGGCGCCGATTGGGCCACCACGCGCGAGCAAGTGCAGCTGCTGCACGCCTGGGCCAGCCGCCTGGCAGAGCCGCTGCAGCTTCGGCTGCGCGGCCAGGTCTACACCGTGGTGTTCGACCATACGCGCGGGGCGGCGTTCGAGGCCACGCTGGCTGGCGCCCTGGCCGATGCAGAGATCAATGCCCAGGTCGAGTACCGCATCACGTTGCGATTTCTTGAGGTTTAAACATGCCCATCACCACCAACGACATCAAACTGCGGCCATCCAAGGTCATGGCCGACGTGCCCGAAGGCGGCGGCGGCCCTGCCGCTGGCGAGCTCGAATCGGGCACGAGTAACAATATTTTCCCGGACGTCACCGAGGTCGCCCGCGTGGGCGGGCAGCTGGCGCACCGGCAAATCCACATGGCGCTCACCAATGCCGACCGTGATGTGGCCATGGGCTGCAATGCCATCGTCTCGCGCCCGCCCACGGACCCGCGAGTGTCCATCCTGCTGATGGCCACCGAGGGGGATTTCGCCACGCGGGCGCAGGACATGGCCAAGTTGCAGGCGGGTTTTATCGCCTCGGGCATCTATCCCGGCCAACTGTTTGGCAACCACGTCGGCGGCCAGCAGGTGCTGCTCGTGCAGCAGCGCGAGGAGGAGCCGCCGCCGACCATTGGCAGCAAGTTGGCGTTGATCTACCGCGAGGGCGCGCCCGATGAGTTTGTGCAGTACGTGAGCGTGCAGCGCGTGCTCAGCGACGTGGTGCGCACGTTTGTGGACAACCACCAGAACGCCGGCGGCGAGTACAAGCGCCGCATTCTCACGCTGGAGCTGGGCCAGGCGCTGCAGCGCGACTTCCCTGGCTTCGACGCGCGCCGCACGAGCATCCCTGAATCGGAGATCAACCAGCGCACCAAGGTGCGCACCACGGTCTGGGCCCCGGCTGGGCGCTACTACGGCGTCAAGCCTTTGACTGCCCAGGCGGCGCTGGGGGCGTTCGTGGTGCAGGCCGCTGGCATTTACGAGCGGCTGGTGCCCTCCAGCGAGGCCGAGAGCCCGATTGCCGATGCGCGCGTGAGTGCGCACAGCGCGGCCATGGTGCAGTCGGGCAACCTGCTGACCTACACCACGCATGCGGCGTTCAATTTGAGCACCAATCTGTACATCGGCGGCGGCGTGCTGCCGGGCTCGCTGGCGCTGCTGCGTGGCGGGCAGTTGCTCACCGATGCGGGCGGCCGCCTGCTGCTGGGCGGTCAGGAACTTGGCCGCATCGACTACGCCAGCGGCCTGTGCACGCTGCTGGCCGAGGGGTTCCCTTCTGGCGGGCCGCTGCAGATCACCTATGCGCCTGCGGTGCAGCTGCCGCAGGACGTGGCCAGCACGGGCATTGCCGTCACGGCGGAGTCTCGCCGGCTCAATTACGTGATGACGCTGCCGTTTGCGGTGGCGCGCGGCAGCGTGCGGGTGCACTACCGGGCTATGGAGCGCTGGTACGTGCTGGCCGATGACGGCAGCGGCGCACTGGGCGATGGCGATGCCAGCCACGGCGCGGGCAGCTACAACCACGGCACGCGCACGCTGGCCGTGACGCTGGGCGCGCTGCCGGACGTGGGCAGCGCGGTGATCGTGCAGTACGTGCGCGATGCGGCGCTGGAGGATGAGGGCAACCACGTCGATCTGCTCTACCCGCGCCTGTGCATCCCGCTCAACAGCGACGGCCAGATCAGCACCGAGCCGGGCAGCAAGCCGCTGACGCCTGGCCAGGTGCTGATCGAGTGGAGCGTGCCCGGCAGCAGCGGCCTGGTGCAGCGCAGCGCCAGCGACGACGGCAGCGGGGCCATCACCGGCGATGCCACGGGCACGGTGGACTACCAGGCCGGCCGCCTGGTGCTGATGCCCGAGGAGCTGCCGCCCATGGGCACGGTGATCACCGTCAAGTCGGTGCTGCACCAGCGCCAGCCGCAAACGGCCAGCTGGGCCGGCTCGGGCGGGCAGTGGAGCATTGCGCTGTCTCCCAATATCCAGCCAGGCACGCTGCGTTTCCCGCTGTCGGTAACGCTCAGCGGCAGCACCCATGCCGATGGCTGGGCGCAGCGCGTGGCCTCGCGCACCGTCAGTGGTTATGTGGTGGGCTGGGCCAGCGGGCAGTTGGTGTTCCACGGCGTGCCGGTGGGCAGCATCAACCACAGCGCTGGCACAGCCGAGATCAACATCACCCAGGGCGTGGCCAATCAGCTGGCGCGCACCGTGGGTTTTGAGCTCACGCGCGTGGGCGAGGTGCAGATTTCTTGAGGAGATTTTGATGGGCATTGGCATCCATTTCACGCCCAGGCCGCGCGGCGGCGCGCCGCGCACGGCCTTGCCGTTCAAACCTTCCTGGGGCGGCCCGCTGGTCGTGCCGCCGCCCAGCGCCGACCCAGCCCCGCCGCAGCAGCCCCAGCCGGTGCAGCCCGTGGCCGAGCCCGCGCCGCAGTGGCAATGGCGCGCGCCCGAGGTGGGCCAGCCTGGGCAGGTGGAGCTCACGCCCGCGGCCAGCGCGGCCTCTGAGCAAACCACGGTCAGCGTCACGCTCGATCGCCTGGCGCTGCTGCCGCGCTACGTGGCCCCTGGGCGGCTGGTGCGCGCGGTGACGTTCGTGCAGGGCGGCCGCCGCTACGTGGCCACGCCTTCGGGCGAGTTGCGCACGGCCATCGACCCGGCCAGCGGCAACGGACAGCCCGTGGGGCAGGTGGAGATCGGCACCGGCCAGGTCTGGCTGCACCATTGGGATGCGGGCAGCAACCAGCAGCTGAGCTACTGGAGCGCGCTGCAGGCGCGGCCCCTGTCTGGCCCGGATGAGATGCCGGCTGAGGCGATGATGATTTTTAGGACGGCCGCTGCGCCGCTGCGGCCCAGCTCGCTGCAGATCGTGGCCACCATGCAGGACGGCACGCCCGTGAGCGTGACCGCCGATGCCGATGGCCGCATCATCCACGAGCGCGTGCTGGGCACCATCGACTACCAAAGCGGCGTGGGCACGCTGGTGTTCCGCTCGCCCACGCCCACCGGCTATGGCGAGCTGGATTTGTCGCACTGGCAGTTTCCGGGCGTTTCCACGGTGCATGTGGATGCCGTGCTCTCCAGCACGCTGCGCTACAACGCCGTGGCCTATGAGGCCATCCCGGTCGATCCGGCCGTGATCGGGGTGGACCCGGTGCGCCTGCCCAGCGATGGGCGGGTGCCGATCTTCAACCGGGGCGATTACGTGGTGGTGCACAACACCCAGGCCCTGGCACCGCGCTCGCTGGCCGATCAGGAGGTGGTGGACGTGGGCCGCACGCGGCTCTCGCGCATTCTGCTCACCGGGGCCGATGGCAAAGCCATCACCACGGGCTGGCAGCACGATCTGGACGCGGGCACGCTCACCGCGCTGGACACGGCCAGCTGGCAGCAGCCGGTGACCATCGAGCACACCATCGAGCACATGGCCCGCGTGCGCGAGGTGGACGTGGGCGGGGCCATCACGATGACGCTGCCGCTGCCGCACCACTACCCCATCGAGGGCAGCTACGTCAGCAGCGCGCTGATGCTGGGCGATCGGTTCGCGCGCGTCTCGCACCTGTGGGATCAGCAGACCTGGACGGATACGGCCTGGGCCGATCACCTGATGGGCAACCCGGCCACCGGCAACTACAACGACACGGCCGCGCCCATCGAGGTGGACAACCGCGGTTGCATCACCGAGCGCTGGGCGTTGCATTTCACCAGTGCCACGCATTTCCGGGTCGTGGGCGAGCATGTGGGCGTGGTGGCCACCGGCAACATCAATGAGGACTGCGCGCCCATCAACCCGATCAGCGGCACGCCGTATTTCACGTTGCGGGCGCTGGGCTGGGGCATTGGCTGGGCCGCCGGCAATGTGCTGCGCATCAACACCGTGGGCGCTGGCGCTGGCCTGGCCTGCATCCGCGCCGTGCAGCCGGGGCCGGCCAGCGCCATCGACCACCGTTTTGCGCTGCTGTTGCGGGTCGATGTGGATCGGCCTGGCGATTGATCGAGGAGGTTTTGTCGTGGATTTGTTTAACTATTTTTTGTCTGATCTGCCAGGCGCGCCGCAGCTGCAGCGCCAGCCGGGCAGCCTGATCGAAGTGCTCGATGCCGCGCTGGTCACTGGCCTGGGGCTGACAGTCGTCAACCAGATCAGCGCTGCCGCTGGCGTGGTGACGATCAAGGTCACGGGCGCGCCCGTGGCCCTGCCGCAGGGCCTGATCGAGCTGGCCGGCGTGGGCGGCGCGCTGGCTGGGCTCAATGGCGTGCACCGCGTGCAGGAGGTCGGCGCAGACACCATCACCATCCACGCCGCCGTGGCCGATGCGCAAAGCACGGCCGCCGGCATGACGGTGCGCATCCCGCCGCTGGGCTGGCGCAAAAAATTTGCCGATGGCGCGGTGGCCGTTTACGACAGCGAGCATGCTCAGTGGTTTGGGCACTGCCTGCAGGTCGATACCAGCGCTGCGACATCGGGCAGTCCGGCCAAATGGCGCGGTTATCACAGCATGAGCGATGCCCATACGGGCATTGACCCATTCCCCGGATTGGAAGCCGAATATTTTCAGTTAATCAACCTCCCTGTCTACCAGGACTCGGGGCGCTGGTGTGTGTTGGGTGATGGGGCGTTTTTTGCGCTGGGAGTTGAGAGCTACGAATCGGCCACGCGCAGCAATCTGAGCTGGGCGTGTTTTGGCCGGCTCGATGCGGTGCCGGCTGGGGATGCCGGCTGCGTCATTCAGGCCCCCCAGATGGCGCAATATTCGTATCGTGGCGGTCTGGTCGGATTGGTCTCCGGTGTGGTGGGCATGTTCATGGCTGTCCCGGGGGGCGGCGCCTCCAGCCCGGCTGCTGTGATGCCCGGCTTCGCCTGGGAAGGCAACAGCTTCTCCGGCCGTGGCGGCTGGCTTGGCAGCAGATCGGGCGTAGACGCTTCTGGGTTGTTGGTCGATTTGCCCTGCCCGGTGGTCAGCGCCCCATTGGGCGCGTCCGATGTAGGCGGCGATTTGACGTTTCGCGGCCTGCTGCCAGGCCTGCGCCACATCGCCCACCACATCGATCAAGTCCAGGGGGGCTCGCCCAGGTTCTTATTCGAGCCGTTCCAAGTGGTGCGCGCCGGCGGGCGCACGTTGTTGTTTGTGCCGCAGGTCGGCAACCACTACCACATCAACTACGGCGATAGTTATTATGGTTTTTTTGTGGACATCACAGGCTGGAGGGCTGGCCTGTGACGATCACCATCCACCCCGCGCGCATCGGGCATTTGCGCATGCGCCATGGCCGCATCCTCACTGGCCAGATCAGCGCCACCGTGCGCGAGCGCGACCCGGCCTCGGGCACGGTGCAGCCGCGCGTGGCGCGCGTCGATGCCACCGACCCCGTCAGTGGGCGCATCGTGGGCTGGGCCTGGAGCGACGCGCGCACCGGGGCCTATCGCATCACCGGCCTGCAGGCCGGCTACGCCTACAGCCTGATGGCCCGCCACCCGGCCGGCGCATTCGCACCCGCTGCGGCCGATCAGGTCATTGCCCAGGAGGCCACGCCATGAGCTGGACGCCCGCACCCGAGACCATTGCCGCGCGCTCACAAGCGCTGATCGACCGCGCCGACGCCGGCAGCGGCCACAGCACCATCGAGATTTACGACGCCAGCAGCCCTGCGCCCGTGCGCCTGTGCGTGCTGGTGCTGGACAAGCCTTGTGGCCAGGTCATCAATAACCTGGTGCGGCTCAAGCAAAAAGAGGCGGCAGGGGATTTTGTGGATTTCGACGGCGAGCCCGCCACCTGCAAATGGCTGGATGGCAATGGCCACCTGGTGGCCACTGGCACCGTCAGCGGGCCTGATGGCGATGGCGATCTGCGCATGCGCAACCGCCTGGGCACTGCGCAGATGTGGGCCGGCGGCCGCGCCGTGCTCGATACCGAGCACCTGATTGGCTGATGGGGTGGCTGTGGATGCCCAGTTGCTGTTTGACCAGCCAGCGCAGCAGGACGGCCATTTGCTGTTCGGCGCCGTGGGCGGCCCGCCGCCCGTGGCTGGCGACGACGTGCGCGCCACGCCTGCGGGTCAGTTCCCGCCGCTGGGCGGGCATGTGGGCGTGGCCCAGCCCGAGCGCCACCAGGCCAGGCCGGAGGGCAGTTTCCCAGGTATCGGCGGCCAGGTGGGCGCAGCCTTTATCGAGGTGCTGCGCGCCCAGCCTGCCGGCGGTTTTCCACCCCTGGCCGGGCACGTCGGCGCAGCCTGGCGCAGCGGCGTGGCCCGCCCGCTGGTGCGCGCTGCCGCCAGCGACGCCCAGCCAGCCCAGCCCCTGCGCCAGCCACTGGCCGGCCAATTCGCGTTCGCGCAGGCCAGTGGCCAGCGCAGCGCCAGCCGCGCCCAGCAGGCCCGCCCTCTGCCACTGCCCGCCTGGGCCGGCGCATGGGCCAGCACCCAGCGCGCCGGCGCGGGCACCGCAGGCCGGATGCAGGATGCCAGGCCCCTGCAATGGGGCGGGCAATACCGCTGGCAACAGGCCCAGGCCCTGCACCTGCAGCGCAGCAGCCGCGCCCAGCAAGCCCAGAGCGCGCGCCAGCAATGGCGCTGGGCCTTTGAGACAGCCATCCTGCTGCGCGCCCTGCTGGCTGGCCGAGCCCAGCAGGCGCTGCCGCTGGCCCTGGCCCACGCCGATGGCGCGCGCCTGGCCCTGCTGCTGCGCTCGCCGCCATGGGCCGGCCGCTGGCAACTGGCCATGCCCGCCCCGCCCGCGCTGCGCCGCCTCGATGACGGCAGCGCCCAGCCGCAGCCCCAGGGCTGCTATACGCCAAGCGCGCAGCTGGTGTTTTGCCGCCCAAGCGGCGGCGCGGATTTGTTGTTTGAGTGTGGGATTTGTGATGCGGGTGCGCCGCAGGCGCGCTACGCCATCCCTGCCCTGGAGGTCTACATGCAACGTCACGAATTGAGGGCATACCTGCTGCCAGGCATGGAGCCGGTGGAGCTGACCGAGGTGGCGCTGGCCGCCGACGATGACAGCTACTGCTGGAGCCTGTCGGCCACCGGGCCGGCATCGCTGCTGGATCAGTTGGCGCCAGTGGGCGGCGAGCCGCCCAGGTTGCTGGTGCGCATCACGGGCATCGATTTCGTGTTCTGCGTCACCAGCGTGGCGCGCACGCGCGCATTTGCGCAGCAGCGTGCCAGCATCGAGGGGGTCAGCGTCACGGCCCTGCTGGGTGCGCCCCACATGGCCGCGCAGACCTGGCTGAGCAGCCAGGCCCTGACGGCCCAGCAACTGGCGGCCCAGGCGCTGGAGTACACCGGCACGGCGCTGGACTGGCAGATCACCGATTGGCAGGTCCCCGCTGGCGCATGGAGCTACCAGGGCACGCCGCTGCAGGCGGTGCTGCGCATTGCCGAAGCCGTTGGCGCTGTGGTGCGCTCGCACCGCACCGAGCAGCGCCTGATCGTGGCGCCGCGCTACACGGCCCTGCCCTGGGAGTGGGCCAGCGCCACGCCCGATGTGCAAATGGCCGCAGACGTGATCGTCACCGACGAGCTGCGCCCGGCGCCCAGGCCGGACTACAACGCCATCTACGTGGCTGGCGGCCCTGTGGGCGGCGTCATGGGCCACGTCGTGCGCAGCGGCTCGGCGCGCGACCGCATCGCGCCCATGGTGCAGGACGATTTGATCACCCACGCCGACGCCGCGCGCATGCGCGGCAGCTGGGCCCTGGCCGCCGCCGGCCATTGGTTGGAGCACACGATCAGCATGCCGGTGCTGACGGGGCAGAGCCCCGCCGGCGGGCAGTACCCGGGCGTGCTGCAGCCCGGACAGTTGCTGCATGTGCAGGACGTGGACGGGCCCTGGCGCGGCCTGGTGCGCGCAGTGCGCGTGCAGGCCGCATTGCCGCGCGTGCGCCAGAGCGTGACCGTGGAAAGGATGGCTGCCCCATGAACACCAATCTGTACCTGCGCCTGCGGGCGCTGCTGCCGCAGCCGCCGCTGCTCAGCGGCACCGTCAACGCCGCCAATGCCGACGGCACAGTGGACGTGAACTTGGACGGCGGCGGCGGCATCGTGCGTGCGCGCAATCCGCTGGACAAGCCCGCAGCCGCGCGCGTCTACGTGCAGGACGGGGTCGTCATCGACGACGCGCCCGATCTGCCCTACCACCTGATCGAGGTGTGACCGACATGCACCGCCACATCGACCCCGTCGCCGTTGCGATCTACGCGCTCTCGCCCATGCTGGGCGAGGTCAGCGCGCGCTTTGCCGGGCCCTATGCCGTGATCATCCTGGCCGCCGCTGTGGGCGCGGGCTGGTCGCTGGGGCGCAGCAGCAAGGCCAGCCTGGGCGGCGCGCTGGGGCATTTCGCGCTGATCATCGGCACGGCCGTGCTGGTGACCTGGGGCGTGTCTGCCGTGCTCTCGCACTACACCGGGCTGGACAGCCATTGGCTGCTGGCGCCTGTGGCCTTGTTCATTGGCGGCATCGGCAGCGACTGGCCGCGCGTGGGCCAGTGGTTCGTGGCGCGGCTGGGCCGCATATTTGAGCGCCGCACCGGCAGCGGCGATTGAGGAGGCTGATATGCACAGCGAAATCCTGCTGCACCCCCAGGCCGTGATTCATGGGTGTATTTGCGTGGCCATTTTCTTCGCCTGCATCTGCCGGCTCAACAGCGCCGTGTGCAAACACTTTCGCACCGCGCGGGCGCGTTACGCGCTGCTGTTGGCAGGCGCCTGCGCCAGCGGCCTGCAGCCGCTGCTGTTTGCCAGCATGCCCGGCGTGGCCGACACCCTGCTGGCCGCCGCCGTGCTGGCCGGCATGCTCATCAATGCCCCACGCTGGACGCACCAGCCAGACCCCTACAACGGAGAGACCCGTTATGACGACACCAACGACTGACCACAGCCTGCGATTTGACCAGGCCTTCGATCGGCTCATCGCCCACGAGGGCGGCTACGTCAACCACCCGAGCGACCCGGGCGGGGAAACACACTGGGGCATCACCAAGCGCACGGCCCAGGCGGCCGGCTACCACGGCCCCATGCGCAGCCTCAGCCGCGAGCAGGCCCGGGAAATCTACCGCAGCCAGTACTGGCAGCGCGCCCAGGCCGATCGTTATCACGGAGCCATCGGATTTCAGCTGTTCGACGCTGCCGTCAACCACGGCATCGGCAACGCCATCCGCATGCTGCAGCGCGCCGTGGGCGTGGCTCCGGACGGGGCCGTGGGCCCTGTCACCCTGCGCGCCATCGAGGCCATGGACGTGACCGACGTGCTGGCGCGGTTCAATGCCGAGCGGCTCGATTTCTACACCTCACTGAGCACCTGGCCCACATTCGGCAAGGGCTGGGCGCGGCGCGTAGCCGGCAACCTGCGCCATGCAGCGGGGGACGCATGATCACCGTGTACACCGCCACCAACTGCCAGTCCTGCAGGCTGACACTGCGCGCGCTGCAGTGCCGCGGCCTGAGCGTCATCGAGCGCGACGCCGCGGCCCCGGAAAACGCCCGGCAACTGCGGGCCATGGGCTGCCGCCAAGCGCCGGTGGTGGTGCTGGCCGATGGCGTCAGCGGCTGGAGCGGATTTCGCCCAGACCTGATCGATCAATTGGCAGATGACGGCAGTTGGCCCGCCAGCGCCGGCGCCGCGCCGCAGCAACCGGAGACCTGACATGCCCATCGCTGCCATCGCCCGCCTGCTGGGCCGCTCTGCCATCAATCCCTTGACCATCAAACTCACCGCCCTGGCCAGCGCCGCCGCCCTGCTGATGGGCCTGGGCGCGGGCAGCTGGATCACCAGCAAGAGCCGCGCCGCCGAGCTGCAGCGCTACGAGACCCGCATTGCCCAACTGGGCCAGCAGCAGGCCCAGGAGCGCGAACGCTATGCCCAGGCCGTGGCCGAGGCCAACGCCAAAGCCCTGAAAGAAACCGAGCGAATGAAGAAGGAGCTTGAACATGCCCAAAACCAACACGCCCAGCGCCTGGCCGAGGCCAATGCTGCTGCTGACTCTGCCCGCACTGCTGCTGAGCGCCTGCGCGGCGAACTCGCCACCGCCAGCCTGCAGCTGTCCCAGCTATCCAGCCAGGCCGTCCGTGGCTACGCAAATGCCGCAACAAACGTACTCGGAGAGTGCGCGGGCGAATATCAGCGCGTGGCAGCAGACGCTGACCGATGCGTTGCAGACCTCAAACTGATGCAGGATGCCTGGCCGCGCTGATGGCGCAGTCGGGCGCAAAAATGCCCGCTCATGGCGGGCTGGGTGGCGCTCAATCGCTGGATGGTGCGCTGTGGATGGGGCCGGACTGTCGTTTTTGGGCGTCATCCAGTGCCTCAATGATCCAGTCCGTTAATTTTTGGCCTCTGGACTGGCTGTGGCGCACCCACCGGTTTTTTTATCGGGTGGCACGCGCATATGTATCACTGCCTGTTGTGGCTGAGATGTGCTGTCTGTTTTGCTCATGCCAGCAGTTTACGCGCCAATGGTCAAATACCGCCAATTCCCTCTGCTCAGCCCCCGGTCGTCGTTGTATTTGTCGGTCATGGCCTGTTTTGTATGGCCCAACAACGTGCGTGTATCGACGCCCTGTGATCTGTACTGCATAAGGGCATTATATCAGTTACGCGCGTAACATCAAGAGTTTTCAAAGCCCACATTACCTCCAAGGTTTTTGTGTGCTTCCAGCAGCGCGCGGGCAATCGCTTGGCTCTTGCTGGGCGCCCAGCCTTGGGCAACTAAATCATCAAGGGCATGCGATGCGTCGGCAGACAATATTCCGCCCGGCATGCGGGTAGCGCCGCTTTTCAGTTTGCGGCCTTCGCTGGCGCGCACGCGCTCTGCCAGAGGCACGGGCTTGGTTTTGACGTTTTTCATGCCTTGCCCAACACCTGCTGCACGGCAGCGGCAAGCCTCTGCATGGTCTGCATAACCTCCTCTGGCACACGCACGGGGTGGCCTTGCTTCGTGCCGCTCTCCCAGTAGTTCCACGAGCGCAGGGAAACGTGCCCAACATGGGCGGCGCACCATGCGGCACTGTGGCCGCTGAGCTCGCGCAATTGGCGCAGGGGGCTGGGACTGGATTGTTCAGGCATGGCTGGCATAGTAAAAAGGGGCTTGCGCCCCTTTGATTTATGAGAGTAATTTGGCGATAGCGAGGCCTGCGCCCAATGCCGTGCAGGCCACAACCATTGGGTACCAGTACCGCTCACGCTGAAGCTTGGAAGCCTCGGCGTTGAGCTTCATGGTTTCGGCCATGAGCTTGGAGATTTCGGCGTGGATGCGCTCGATTTCCAGGTTCGTCATCTTGGGCTTTTGCATAGGTTTCTCCTTGAGAATCTGCCCCGCACCATTGCAGCGGCATTGGGCTTATTGTAGTTCATATTTTTATGAACCACCACATTTTTTCTGCCCTGCTTTGTGCTTCCCACGCTACAACTTGTCGGCCAGTTGGGCGGCCGTGGGGTTGACGTAGATCAGGGCGTGTTTCGGGTCGCGCCAGCCGAAGACTTTGCAAAACTCGGGGAACGACAACCGGCCTGGCTGGCCCACGGTGCGGCCCACGCGGGTTGCTGCGGTGTGGCGCGCATCGTGAAACCGGAATCCCTCTAGCCCAGCCTGGTCGCGTGCGCGGCGAAACAGCGTGTCTCGGGTGTTGGCCGACACCAGCACCACCTGATCCTCGTCCACGCCGCGCAGGCGGTCGAATAGGCGGCGCGTCTTGGCCGAGATGGGCACGTCCCTGGCCTCGTCGTTTTTGGTGTCTGGCAGGCTCACCCAGCGATCATGCACATGCTCCCAGCGCAGGCCGGTAATTTCGCTGGACCGCATGCCGGTGCGCAGCGCGATCAGGAACACGTAGGCCACCATCTGCGTCAGCGAGACCGGCCGCACGCCTGGCCGGTATCCAAGCTGGCGCAGCATGATCTTTGTCTCGCGCCAGGTGATGACGCGCTCGCGGTGTTTGGGTTCGCGGGGACGGCGCACGTCGGCCAGCGGGCTGCCGTCCATCCACTGCCAATCTCGCCGGGCGTAGCTCAGCACGCTGGATAGCAGGTTCATTTCGCGCGTGACCGTGGATGGCGCAACGTGGCGCAGGCGCTCCTGTTTCCAGGCGTCGAAGTGCGCGGGGGTGAGCCTGTTGAGCGGCAGCGTGACGGGTAGCTGTTGTTCCATCGCCGCCAGGCGCACGCTCTCCCAGTGGCCTCCTTTGTGCGTGGGCGCGACCTCCTCGGCAAAGCGGCGCATGGCGTCGCGCAGCGTTTTGATCTCCCCCGCCCTACCCTTGGCCTGGGCTGTCAGCTCCAATTTCCGCCGCGCGGCCCACAGCTCGGCCTCGCGCTTGGTTGCAAATGACGCGCTGTCACGCACGCCGGCCACTTTGATCTGGATGCCCCATGTACCGTTGGAGCGTTGTTTTGCCGTTGCCAT